GTAAGGTATGAAAGCGGCGACCCTCTACAAGGATCCCAGGTACGCGCCAACGGCCGCAAGCCAGCATAAACCACCGAACCAGGAAAGAACGGTTCGCGGTCATCGCTAGGCGGGCGGCACGGCTTAACGCGATTCAGGGCCATGCTGTACGGGACCATTATGCCAGCGTACGCGTTCTCCCAAGGGGGTACTGGTATCCACCAGACCGAGTCCTTGAGGTAGTTCATAACGCGGCGCAACGGTATATCCCATTCAGCACTCCATGCGTTGAGTCGGTTGATAAGAGCATATCTGTTGTGGGGTGCACGCAGCTTTTTGCAGTATACACCGCGTACATTCCGACCCATAAACCAGTCGGTACCACAACTCTCGCGAAACGGGCCATCACCGAACGATTTGTCGGTGTTCACTGCGAAGCCAAGCAACGTCAACACGCGGTTAAGCGTATCAAACGCTTCGGTTACGACAATCAAGTCGTCGCCAAAGACTGCAAAGTTGCCTGGTAAGAGCGTCGAGCCGTCTGTGCTTATATGATTCCTAACCAACGGAATATTGAGCACGTCGTAGACAGCTTCGATGACGCAGCAGTAGATTAGGCTCATTAGTGGGAAAGTGAAGCCGTTCCCCATCGAGGAGACCATATGTAGCTCAACACAGCTGCCGTCAGGCAGCTCTGTCGCAGGACTACGGATGAAGTCAAACCATTCGCGAATTTCACGATACGGCATAGACCAATTCCATAGTTTCCTTGCGATGGCATCAGATGCAGACGATTGGTCGGTTGTACCGTACCTACCGCTGATCGAGCCGCGCCGAGCTAACTCTTGGTTCAGCTGCGGTTGAGTCGACAGGTCGATTCTGAACCTGTCCCACAGCATCACTTCGAGCATCTTCCCCGTTGCCAACTGATACATCATGTTGAGCGACGGTTCCGAACAACGAGTCCGCGATATAACGCGATTTTTAGGAGCGAAACCAAGAATACTACCCCCTACAACAGGTGTCCGAAACTCTTTTGACCGTAACAACTCAGTCTCAAGCTCGAGATCAAACTGTTGGGCATTTTCGAAATAATGCCAATACAGCCGTTCATCCGTACACGACAACTCACCGGCAGCTACTTTCGAGTAGTAGTCCGTATATGAGTAGGTGTCCACAGCGGCACCGGGCCCCGTATTAATGTAACAATGGGCCTCAGTCCAGAAGTCGACAAGTTCACCGTTGGGTCTCTCAAAGCACTGTGCAAACTTGCTTTGGAATTCACCGAGGATGAGAGCGTCGACGTCAGTCGTGGGGATCGGACGCGTCCAATCTGCGCACCGTTGGTTCCAGTGCAGAAACAGATCGAGCGCCCGCTTGTCAGCAAGTCCATCAGCCCCTTCTTGGTACTTCTTGAGAAGGGTATCGCGCAATACAAACCGCGCGAACATCTGCGCGTCGGCCTCCGGCGGGCATTGCCCACCGGTGAGAATGGCTAACGAGTAAGATGCAGGTAAATGGTCAGACAAGTCAAGGCTAAGAAGGTTATGAAGAACAGTAGGGCAAACACCCATAATGCCACCTCAGTTTTAGGCGTGAGAGATCCGTCGTGGGAATTCCCGACGACGACCGACTGCTGTACCCCCGCAGTTTTATCCACGGGGCTGGTCATCA